TTAACGGTACCGACGTGGCTGACTACAAGTTTGCGAACCCCAACTTCACCGCGGTTCCCCTCTACTACCATACTTCCCACGGCAGCTCCACCCCCGGTACCAAACTTTTCACGTACCCATTCTGCCTCGAGACTGGTAAACTCCAACCCACTGGTTCGCTCAACTTCTCTCGTCTTGACTCGGCTCGTATCGTCAATGATACACTCAACTCCGACGAAGACATCTACGCCGTGAACTACAACGTCCTCCGGATCGAGAATGGTATGGGTGGCCTTTTATATTCTAACTAATTACTAAACAATGATTTGGAAGGTTGTCTTCCTCTTAGCCATCGTTTTTGTATTGACGTACGATCCTAGTTCCAGGACACTCGAAAAGTTTGTCGGGCAACCCACCCCACCAACCAAAAAATCGTGTGAATCTACGCATTACCAAGCCGTCCAGTTTGCGCAGTCACCCTACGAATGCCCAACCCCAGGGAAGACTATGTTGGGTGTAATTGCTTAAAAAGAAAACGAGAGACATAAGTATATGATTCCAGTTAATCGAGACACGCTCATGATGATCGCCACTATTGTGTGTGCCCTAGGTATTATCTTCCTCTTCAAGGAACTCAATAAGACCAAGGAAGAGGTTAACTCTTTCAAGACTTTCTCAGCTCAGGTCGTCAAGCATCTCAATGCACCAGAGCCTACTCCAGAACCAGAACCAGAACCCAAGAAAGAAGAGAAACCTGTGGCTAAAGTGGAGGAATAAACATATCGTCTTACTATAACTTGCGAATGCGCAATGAAGAAGTACAAAGCGATTGCAGTACCGGTTAGCTTCGTCGATGGGAAACCAAGGTTTCTTACGGTGAGGGACTGGAGATTCAAGGATTGGATTTTCGTCACTGGTGGGTGCAGGCGACGAGAGATTTTCAACCCCCTTCGATGTGCCCTCAGGGAACTCGAGGAAGAGACCCGTGGTGTGGTTTCCCTCAAGAGTGGTCAATATACAGAGTTTAAATTTACAGTAAAGGAGAGTCCCACGGTGGATCTTGAATATAACGTCTTTATATTCTTCGTGAATTACTCTAGAACTGAGCAGCAGTCACAACTTAAAAAGTTTTACGAGGAAAAACATAAAACAAATTTGAAAAAAATTATGAAACAACCCATCAGGAAAACGTATGATGAAAACGATTATATGAGTTACGATACACTCGATGAATTCAATTCACGGAAGCGTTGGAATCTCATCATCGATAATGTCATTAAGAATCCGGAATTTTACGCGTGTATAAGTTCTTTGAATAGAAAAACATTCTCTATAAAATAATGAAGTCCAAGGCGTACATCATGATGCAGATCGGACAACTTCTTGAGAAGAATAGGGGTCTCTGTGAGGAGGAGGTTACCCAGTGGGTCAAAGAGAATGAATCTAAAACAGTATACGAACTTTTAACCATAAAGAAGGAACTTTCCCAAGGGAAAGAATTTTCAGATGTCTCTTGTATGAGATGGTTTAGAGAATAGATATGTAACTTATGTAAGTATGTTTAAGAGTTGGTGTGCAACTCAGAAATTTAATAATGCAACCAATCTATCACATGTGCTCATGGACGGTGGTGTCCTTTCCGTGCCATTTGATAAATTGAATGACTTTTATGAGAGATACATAGAAGCTGTCAAGTCGGGTGAGAGACTATATGTCGTAGAACAGAAGAGTGAGAAGTATAACTTTTTCGTGGATATCGATTACAAAGACAAAGAAGCCCTAGACATTACTGAAATCAAAGATGTTTGTAAGGTTATTTGTGACAAAGTGAAACGCCACGGTGGTAAAGATTGTCTCATCTCTGTGTCTCCACCTAAGAAGTGTGGAGAACTCATAAAGACTGGGGTACACTTGAATTGGTCGGGGTTTGTCGTGGATCAGTCGTCCGCAGTCGCCTTACGAGAGCATATTCTAGTGGCACTCTCCAAGGCTAAGGGGAGAGGAACCGACTGGAACGATATAATAGATGTGGCTGTGTATGGAAATGTCTCCAGAAAGACAAAAGGGAGTGGCTTCCGTATGCCATGGTCGTATAAAAAGGCGAAGCATGTGGCATGTAACGGTCAAGGGTGTTCTGCGTGTGAGAATGGAAAAGTTGATCAACTCGCCTATCTCCCTATTTTCATGTATCACCATGGACCTCTCAGTGTGATTTTAAAGATTGGACAGGACCCCACCCTCGAGATCCTAAAAATGGCCGCAGTACGTACAGATGAACCCCAAATTACACATGTGGAGCCACCGTCTATAGTTGTCAAAGAGGGGACTTTCACACCTGCACAGATGAAAGATGAGGTTCACGATGACACTTTGAAGGGTAAAATTGAAGATTTCATTCGCACACACATCGAGGGACAAGCACACGCCTATATTCCCAAGTTTTTCAAAAAGAAAAATACGTACCTTGTCTCAACAACCTCAAAATATTGTGAAAATCTCAAACGAGAACATGGATCGAATCATGTATGGTTCATTATCAGTGGTCAAACGATCCTCCAAAAATGTTTCTGTCTATGTGAAACACTCAGGGGGAGGCGTGATGGTTTCTGTAAAGACTTTTGTGGGCGAAGACACCAACTCACCCCAGGTATTGTAGAGGGGTTGTATCCAAAGAAGGAAGACATCAAGAAGTGTCCACAGATTAAGAAGCGAGTCGAAAAACCCCAAGTGAAGTGTGGTGACGTAAAAACCCCACTTGAAGTATTCATCAGGAAGAATATGCATGGACCTGAGGACCTACAGGTGGTGAATGTCAACAAGGATAAAACACAATTCATAGCACTCACAAACTCCAATTACTGTGAGACGATTAAGGGAATGCATGAAGATGTTGTGATGTCCTATTTGATCAAGGGTAAGGAAATAAAGCAAAAATGTCCTCGTTGTAAGAAAAACACTTCAAGAACACATTGTTTAACACCAGACATTATAAATATACTTAAACAGTAGTGACTTATAAAAGTTAAAATGATTACTCGTTCAGGACGTAAGATAAAGAAACCTGAGCTCTTTGTACCCACAGAAAAGGATATCGTAGATGATTACAGTGCTGAAGAACATGACACAGACTTCGATTCTGGATTGGATACAGAGGATGAAGAGGATTATTCTTCTGAAGAGGGGGGTGAAGATGCGGATGAAAATGGAAATCTCAAGGATTTTATCGTGGATGATGCGAGTGAAAGTGAGTCAGAAGATGCTTAAAAAAAAGAGCGCTATAATTAGAAAATGGAAACTGATATAGGCAACCCCATTGAGTATAATCCCACTATGGATCCTTTAAGTAATGATAAGAATGAAGAGTCTGTACAGGAGGAACAGCCATATTATATGGACTATCCTGTACAGCCTCCAATGTATTCACACCCACCTCAGAGTGATAAATTCGATTTATTCGAAAAAGTCGATAAATCAACATGGATCATCGCGTTCGCAGTATTCCTTCTAGGCTTTTTTATGGGGAAAACCATGCAGCCAGTGATTCTCAGGTACACCTGAGTAGGCTACAAACGTCCCAATATCTCCATATATAGGCTTAATATTCCCATTAGAATCCATTTTAATAAGTGGAGATGGATACATAGGCATAATAAACGCATCATTTGTATCTTCTATAAATCCAGCGGTAGTACTGGCTTCCTCTTTAGGTTCTATTTTGTTTTGTAATTCAAATGATGGATTAAAAAACAAAATAAAAAAAGCACTAACCAGAATTATTGTGACAATAATTCTGATCATTTTGTTTATTGTATAGTAATATTATTTACGCGGATTCCTCTTCCTCCTTGACCTCATCAAGTTTGGCAGCAGCTTCACGTTGCTTCTGGCGCTCCTCAATTTCAGCGGCGACGATTGTATCCGCCTCCTTGACAAGTTCTTCCATAGGGGTGTCAGGCTTGTCCTTCTTGAGACGCTCGAGAACCTCAGCGGGGTGGGAAATGGGTGGCTCATCAGCTTTGGTGTAAAACTTGGAGTTCTCATCACCTGGAGTGTACTGGTTGGTCAATGCCGATTTACGTTCTTGGAACATACGAGTAGCTTGAGACTGGTTCTCCTTATATCCAGACATGATCTCCTCGAGTTTCTCGTTGGTGTAATGCACATCCTCAATCTTATTGGGATCGGGGGGAATCAAGAGCCACTTGTACATATCAACGACATAGATGTCAAACGTGGGATCCTCCTTCTGAAGACGCTTGGCATGGTTGGCAGCCTCGTCACGAGTACTGAACGCACCACGGATCTTAATACCAAATTTATCATTCTTTTGAGGCGCCTCGGGACCAATGATGGAGAGGCATGCAAAGACTTGTCCGGGAACGGTGGTATAGTCGGTTTCAAGAGACATTATATCTATTTTAGTACCTATAACTTTAAGCTATTGTTTGTGGAAGTGTCACCTAAAGAAATCAATCTAATAATTACATAATGAGAACTGGTGGCTCAGGTGGTGCAAACACGAATGCAAGTGGAAAACCATTTGAAGAATGTTTCAGACCTAATGGCACGCATATCATCGGTGGTAAGTCATTTACCTATATTCATCAAGACCAATTTGTTGAACATATGAAGGAACTCAAAGATCCTTATTGGCAACACAAAAAGAAACCAGATGGGGCACTCGTGAGTGAAGATAATAAGACCCTCTTCATCATCGAGTGTAAACATCAAATTGTATCTGGTTCAGTTGATGAAAAAATCCGTGGTGGACCATGTCTTCTCGAGGAATATAAAAAACTTTACCCGAGTGTCGATAACATTTATATGATGTTCATCGTGAATCATTGGTGGTTCAAACAAAAGAAGTATGAAATTCCTATCGAGTTTAACGAAAAATTTGGGATACCAGTATTTTTCGCAAAGCAAATTGATTCGACGGCGTGGAAAATTCATATTCAAAAAAATAATAATAAATGGACAATGTATCCCGCCTTTTATGGTGTCGATGAAGAAGTTATTTTTGAATGGATGAAGCAACGAGTACTTCAGTCGTCATAGATTCTGGGTTTTTACTGTTTATAGCCCGTCGAGCCTTTAGTTCTTTTATAGTGTAATCAGAAAATGCATTTGTCACCCTATTCACATTCGCATTACTCATGACAAACTCCACACCCGATTTCTTAGTTAAATCAAATAACTCATCATGGTCTTTTTCCCCAAATCCATCTTTCGTGTACCCCACGAAGGATGTTTTTGTCTCAGGTGCGTATGGTGGGTCGAGATACACAAAGTCACCTTCTCTCATATTCTTGAACGCTTCCCTAAAATCGCATTGTTTGAAGTGTACATCCTTTATGAGTTTGCTCACTTGGGTCAATTCACTTACTGTAATCATTGCAGGTGTCTTCTTATAGTGTCCATAGGGTACATTGAACCCATTGGGTCCCTCTCGGTATACACCACGGAAACACATTTTGTTTAAAAATATAAAAGTTGCTGACCGTTTAGGTGTTTCTTCCTTTTCGGTATTGAATTTCTTTCGAATCCAATAGTAATAATTCTCTTTTGATTTCATGGCTTCTTCTAGGGTTTCAGGTTTACGGTTAACCTCCACACCTTTACAATTTTCATATTCCTCATACAAGGTTTTAAGATGACCATGAACATTTTGTGGTTGAGATTGTATATTTTTGTAGAGTGCGATGAGTGAACCGTTAAGGTCGTATGCACATATTTTACCACTTACCAAACCCCTCGACAACACAGAGAGAAGAACGCTCCCACCACCCACGAAAACTTCATGATAATCCTTGATTTTTGTTGGAAATGAACCTAAGACATCCTCAATAATTTGAGTTTTACCACCAACCCATTTAATGAACGGCTTCATATCTTAATTTGAAATTAAAGTTTTAAGCTCTTCTGTACAGATGGAAGAGATTCGGAAGAATCACAACGAAGCAAAGAGAAATCTTATCCAGTATGTATCCCAAAAGGGACAGCATATTCTCGATGTGGGTTGTGGTTTTGGTGGAGATCTTCAAAAATGGCATAAGTGTGGGGTCAATATAAACATGTGTGACCCAGAGCCATCAGCCCTAGAAGAGGCTCGTGCGCGCGCAAAAAATATGCACATGCGTGTTAACTTTTATGCAGGTGATATTCATGACTGTCCAAATAGAAAGTTTGATATAGTGTGTTTCAACTTTTCACTACATTATATATTTGCTTCAAAGTCCCTCTTTATGAGTTCCATCAAAGAAATCAAGAAGCGTATGAAACCTGGTGGGTATCTTATCGGTATCATTCCAGACTCGGAGAAAATCATATTCAAGACACCCCTAATCGATGATATGGGTAATTTTTTCAAACTAAAGGAGCCCGGAAATGGTGGGTTTGGTGAGAAGTTGTTTGTACACCTCACAGATACACCCTACTATGCAGATGGACCGAAGGCTGAACCAGTAGCATACAAAGATCATCTCGTGACACAATTAGAAGACTTGGGATTTAGCCTGCAACTTTGGGAGGGTCTCAGAGGAAATTCAATTTCAGAACTCTATAGTAAATTTATCTTTGTCTATAATAGATGATAGCCTTTCTCATACTTTTCGTCATAAACCTCTTAATACTTCACAAGACCCAAGAACCCCAGCGATTGATAGAAATCAAGGAGAAGTATCGCATCCTCAGGGAACACCTAGGTGAAACGAACAATGAAAAGTTTCACATGTTGACACGGTATGTCCCAATCACCGGTATCTTACGTATGAAAGATGGGGTGGGTTACAACACGAACAAGGGTGGAGAGATAGCTGTGTGCTTGGATGGTGAAGCGAATGAGATCTTCCACGTCCTGATTCACGAACTGGCACACTGCACCGTGAAGGAATATAGCCACTCAGATGCGTTTTGGAACAACTACATAGAACTTCGGGACATTTGTGTGGGACTTGGTATATATGAAAAAATTCCCAATAAGACGGAGTTCTGTGGTGAGCATGTTCAGGATAAATAATCTCATTGTAAATTAAATGAAGACACCTGTGAGTGTTCTACTCATGGCTATTGCGTACTGGGTGGGTTTATATGCAATGTCTATAGTGCCAAACCTATCTAAAAACTATCTCGTAAATATCACTTGGATGACCATCGTCATTCCCAATATGCTTCGTCTAGCTGTCGGTAGCATTCCACGACTCGCTGTGGACCGCGTATTTTTCATGGCGTCCACGGTGATTGCTTTTATACTCACATTTATCCTAAACAAGGTGTTTGGTGATACGAAAGAGGCGATTGAGGATTCAACTGTTGACAATAGCAAGAAACTTAAAATGAGTGCCTTGCTAGTGGGGACATTCACAGCTGGTGCCCTTATAACCTATTTTGCGGGTATAGATACTTCTATCTACAGTAATATGGGTTGGGAAAATCAAGGCTTGACGATGTAATCCTTGGTAATATAGAAGATAACAGCAGCCACGACACCAGTGGCAGCAAGACCAACAACACTCCTACCCCCTTGTTCGTTAAGGAACTTGGGGATAGAGGTCGCAAGACGGTCCTGGATAGGCTTGCTCACGGCAGCGGCAGCGCACACCGCCACTACGAGGGCGGTGAGTTGCTCATCAGTGAGGTTGAGGGGGTTCTTCTTCTCAGGTTGGGAAGGCGCCTGAGAGGTGGGATAAGCACCCTGGGGTTGGGGGGCGGTCATTTGGGGCATCACACCCTGCATCCTGGGCTCTTCGTTCATCATGGGAGGCTCCATCATAATATCGTTAATGGGAGTAGAATCCATCGTCTCTTTACTCTGTCCCACATTTTTTTCGGGTGTAAAAGACGTAGAAGGATTATCGTAAAGAGGTACCATTCCGTCACCATCATCAGAGAGGTTCATGGTATGTACTTGATGATCAGTGGCCATTTAATATACTCATATGTTTTTGATAACACTCTTGGACGCAATTATTTCCTCTTGGTGATTGTGAGGGCTGTTTTTTTCGACGCCTTCTTGGGATCCTGTTCCTTCTGATCCATGTGCTTGGGGTTGTACATCTTGTTGTGAAGTTTCCAGAGATCTGGACCACCTACCCTGAAGTTTTTCCTGACCGTTGCTTTGTACCAAAATACACAATCCTGTATCTTGTTGGACTTTACCGTATTATCCAACACGAGACACTCGTAGTTTTCAGTGCAAGCATCCATCACCTTGTTGAACATATCGAAACTTGGGAAAATTCCAAAGAATGATTTATATAACTTTTCTCTATTCTGGAGGATATTCTCTCTGAGGAGGAAGACATAATCAACATTGGCTCGAAGTGCTGGGGGTAAATCCATACAATACTGCATCGTCAACATGAAGAAAATCTTCCAGTGCCTACCATTCATAAAACATTGTCGAATACACGGATCTTTGAGAAACTTATTGTCATACATACAATCATCTAAAAGCATAAAAGCGCCACAATTTGTTTTACCAGCACCCACCAACTTACGCTGTCTCGCCATGACTCTCTCAATAGCATCTTTGTCGTAATCACCGTACACGAATAAATCGGGGATGAACTCTGAATAGAAATGATTCCCTTCTTCTGTTCCTGAAAGAACTATACCAGCTGGAAGATGTTTCTTGTGATACATGATATCTTTCACCAAGGTCGATTTACCTGTATTACGCTTACCGATAAATACGATTACCTTATCATCCGCAATACCTTCAGGTTTGAACTTCTTCAACTGAAGATTCATTCTATTATAGTGTCTCGTTTTATTTAGCATAATTTTACTCATATAGAGTAGGAATGGCTGGTCGTCTGAGACTTGCCGCCACTGGTGTCCAAGATGAATGGATCACAGGTGAGCCACAATTTTCATACTTCCTGATGAATTATAAGAAACATACAAAGTTTTCGTTTGACTCCGTGGAAAGTCAATTCGATGGGAATATCGACTTTGGAGAAATACTTGAGTGTAGAATCCCTGGTGATAAGGGTGACCTGGTCAGAAATATGACCCTCAAAGTGACCCTAACTGACCCACAACCAAACGACGATGGTGAAAATGATATGGTTTGGTCACCATCTGTGATTACAAACCTCATAGAGTATGCCGAGCTTCTCATCGGTGGGCAGCCCATTGAGAGAATCACAGGCGAGTATATTTACATGCACCAACAACTCAACAATACTAACGATGACATTGAACAGACGTTGTATTTCTTGACGGGTCATGGGAATTATTTGAGCTATGCAGGTGAATATACATACTTTCTAGATCTCCCATTCTATTTCTATAGGAATCCATCACTCGCTATACCCACCTGTGCACTTGCAAAACAACATGTTGAGGTGAGAATTAAGACGAAACCTCTCAGTCAGCTTGTAAGGAATATCAGTGCCTCCTCTAATCCTGACCCAGAAGGTATCTCTGATGTGACAGCTTCGATTGTAAAGTTTTCATTGGACACCGAGTTTGTATATGTCACCCCAGAAGAGAGGGGGTACCTCATGTCCAGACCTCTCGATTATGTCATCACACAGGTGCAGATGGCAAAGTTCATAATGAAACCTGGTGAAAACAAAAAGTCTGTGATGCTCAACTTTCAACACCCAGTCAAAGAACTTTTCTTTGTGTCCCATTCAAAATTGGCATCTTTGAACAACATACCAAATTATTATAATGAAATCGTGCGTACCGAACTCCGTTTCAACAATGAAGTTGTATTCAACCGTGATAGTCTATTCCTCACCTATGAACAAGCACTCAAACACCATGTAAATTCTCCATCAGCACTCGATTTCACACCTGAGAAGATTAATGGTTCAGTCCGGCGTTTGGGTCCCTCAAAGTTCGGTATGTACTCATTCTCCCTAAAACCAGAGATGTATTACCCAACCGGTCAGGTCAATATGAGTCGCATATCTCATAAACTTTTTACAATCGAGATTACACCAATCGATGCTGCATATGAAAATGATACACGGGTGTATGCCGTGAATTATAACGTGTTACGTATCGAAAGTGGTTTAGCTGGATTAAAATTTTAGATGGATATAGTAGTAATGGCTGGACAAGTACAACTCTCAGCTTCTGGACCTCAAGAGAGGTTCTTTACAGTAGATCCAGACTACAGTTATTTTGTGGAAACTTTAAAAAAACATTCAAACTTTTCCACCGAGTTTGTGGATATAGATCCTGAAAATAATGAAGCTGATTTCGGAAAGACTATACGATTCAAGATTCCCCAAAATCAAGGTGATCTTCTCAAGACACTCAGTGTGAAAATGACACTTCCAGAGATTGTCGAAACTGCTGCCACAATGTACATAGAGTCTGTTGCCCACGCAATTATAGAACATGTAGATCTCATCATTGGTGGTAAAGTGGTCCAAAGACTCACGAGTGACTATCTCCAGATTTATTCAGAGCATAATGTTACACAAACGAAACAGAAAGCTCTCGAACAACTTATTGGTAAGTATCCACTCAGAACATCAGATAAACGTGTCGGTGAAGTTATCGAGAGTGGTGGAGGTAACTCTGGTATCGTCATTCATAATACACTCGGTTTAAACTCAGACGAAAGTTTCTTTGTTGATCTTCCTTTTTATTTCTATAAACATCCAGAACTTGCGGTACCTCTATGTGCCATCAATAAACAAGAAGTGGAAGTCGAGTTCAAATTGAGAGACGCACAAGACTTGGTAATCAAAGGTGATGGGTCGTATATTATTTTAGAGGAAACCCTTAAATTAAAAAACTTTCAACTTTGCACCGAAGTTGTATTCTTGGATTGTACCGAACGTATCAAGATTGAAAATACACCCATCGACTTTCTAATGACACAACTCCAACACGATGTTTTTGAAGTTGATGTTGGTATCAACGAAGGAAAATTTAAATTAGATTTTGCGAATCCAGTCAAAGAATTATACTTTGTCATTCAGCGACAGGGGAGTAATGTGAATGCTGTGGACAAAACGCTTCAGGGTAACTTCGTAACCACATTCGATTATGACAACACCTCAAATGTTCAAGATGGAAAGTTTATTCTATATGAAAATCTTGACTACTTGACACTCAGTCTCGATGGTCAGGATATAATCACCGAAGACACCGGGAATGTAATCTTCCTAAAGGCTGTACAGGGGGCGATTCATCACTCCAAGACCCAACTCATCAGGCGATTCTATTCGTATAGTTTTGCACTTCAACCTGAAGAGTGGTATCCCACAGGACAAATCAATTTCAGTCTCATAAAAGATCAAAATATTAACCTAAGTCTAACATCTTGTCCAGATTTTAGTAGACAAATTCGAGTGTACGCACTGAGCTACAACGTTCTTCGTGTACGTGAGGGAACTGGTCAAACTCTTTTTGATTCTAAACAGTAAACATGAACATGCAATCCGGCTTCGGTGATACTGGTAACGGAATGATGGAACAGTATATTCAAACTATGACTAACATCATGTTACCCGTGATGGAAAAAAGTGCTTTACTCGCAGCTGAATATTCCAAAGCTTGTGGGAGGGATGTTTTACTCCCAGAAGATATGGAATATGCGATGAAGTATTGTGCGATGTATACAGTTGGTCAGACGATCGGTTCTCTCATGCCAGAAATTTACGATGAAGAACTCTCAGATGAGGAAGAAGAGGAAGAGGTCGAACCAGAAGACTGTCCAGAGTTTGTGAGATATTCAGGACATGAAGAAAAATTCATTCTCTTGAATCAAGCATATGATCGATGGGAAAGTTGGGTGCCTCAAAATCCGACAGAACAGATGTTAAAAAATGCTATCAATAGTAATGAACACCTCTGAGCCGGAGGGTTGGTCCTTCTCAAACACTAAATTCAAAATATATGAATCTGGGTTAAGTTCTAGTGACGATTCATCTGATGATGAAGATCTTTTTTCAAAAACCAAATCTATAAAAAAGAAAAAATTTAAAAAAGTGGTCGAGAAGGAGGAACTCTTACCCGAATAATTTTCCCAGGGTATTGTATATAATGTCATCTGTTACCAGCGCCCTCCGGACCGTTGATATCGTCACCCAAGAGCTCCAGACTCAGACCCTCAACTCCATCGTTGGTGGTTTCTCCTTCGCTGCCGCAATGTCTTGGATGGATTTCATCCGTTGGTCCATCACCCAGATTGTGAAGGTCCCTAAGAACGGGGGTACCCAGTATGCGCTCACCGCTGTACTCACCTCCCTGTTGTCTGTTATCGTCTTCATGGTCATCTCCCGTATTAACAAGAATGTCAAGAAACCCGCTCAGCCCGTCTATGCGATCACTCGCTAAGTTTTCTAGGGTACCTAGGAGGGGGAGGGGGCTTTCGTTTCATAAAGATCAATAGAAGAAGGCCAATTAAAGCTATCAAAGCAATGTAGGTGTATTCCTTTTTCCATCTATAAACATTCTCCACTACTTTGGGAATGCTTATAGATTCTTCTTCTTCTTCGAGTGCAATTTTTGGAAGTCCCTCTAGTTTATCTGTAGAACATGTCATTTCAAATTTCAGTAAGTGATCTTGTTCCATGAAATCGTATGGAATTAGACGACCATGGCTCATATAAAAGAATTCTACATTGATTTCCTTGATTATCTTTTGGGGACCAGAGTGAAAATGATGAATTAAATGATCATCCATACCATTGAAATTTATAAAGTCTGAACCATCTAGAAGTATATGTCCAGTATAGAATGGTGTTGATGTGTATACATGTTGATTGAACTCATCTGAACCCGAACTCAATCGAATAAGTAACGAGTTGGGACCGATGAGATTTATCGCCCCCGATGTTAGAACCCTAGTCGTAGATGAATAATCATTTGAACCGAAACCAATAATCTGATGAGGTGTCGTGACCGTAGAAGAATTGTTTATATATCCATTCACACCTGTATTAAATTCAAAAGTAAAATTGTGATCTCCGATAGTAGTATTTGAGAATGTAAATCGTTTTGTGTCTACGTCGAATGAAACACTGTTCACGTTAGACACTGGTGGGCCAAGTTGATTCTGTAAGTGCGTTGCGAGGTCATCTCCCGTGGGATAGTCTGCATTTTCTAGGGAAATCGTTTGACCGTCAATACTGAAGGTATTATTGCTGGTACACACTGTCAATTGGGGGGTTGGGATACGAGCAGAAACGAGTTTAATTTCTGAAACATCGTAAATTGGATTTTCTAGGGTGATGCTATACGCATTCGGACTCGAGTATGTATTAGAATATTCATCAATGACATATGTACCTTCTGTATCATAATAGGAGTTTGAAGCAATCACATTGATTCCACGTTGACTACTATCTATATTGAGGTTATACACCTTCATTAAAATAGAGTGATACTATTTTAATGACTGTTTTTGTCTACTCTCTAAAATTCTTACTGATAGAGGCCATTTGCTAGGGGGTTGTTCTGGAGCTGACGCTTAGCAATGTCAAGATGGCAAGTGTTGGGATTGGCGTTACCCTTGTACGCATTGAACTTATGGAATGATTTCTGCTGGTACTGCTGGGTCCAACCACCATTAGCAGCGTTCATGCGACCATCAACACGGGTCGTATCCGAACGAACCGTAGTAAGGGCACCACCTTGTTTGAGGGCACTCTCACGAACATTCATACGACCAGCGTTACCCATACGGTTAGGCTTACCACGACGATCATCTGGGCGGAAACCATACTTCATGAGCTCTTCGTTGGTCTTTGCGGTTACCTGAGCAGCAGCACTACTCGTGTACGCACCACGGAAGTTGGTGATACCTGGTTGCGCTTGGTTCTGGTAGTTGTACTGCTGATCATTGCGATCACTCTTGAAACGGGTTGGGTCCTGGGATACCGTTTGGGCAGAAATGAAACGCTTGGCCCCATTGAAACCGAGACCATCTGTGCGGAGACCAGTCTCTGAACGGTTCGTGGTACGCTTAGTCTTCTCATGTTCGTTACGGGGTACAACACCGGACATACCTTGAGCACGACCAGCCATTGTGGGGCGTCGAGAAGGGAGGAACGCAGTCGTATCAGGCTTGTTATGTGTGAGATCACCTATAACAGCTCCACGACCACCAGTGACATCAGCAGCTGGGCCGGAGCGACCTGGGAGAGTGGTTAATCTGTATGCACCAGCATTGACAGGATTGACCCTAAACATCTGTTGATAGCCACCAACAGCGGGGGTGTCAGCGCTCACACCAAGACCTGGACCGACAAGTTGCTTCTCGACGGGGGACAAGTTATTCATGTGACCCTGGTCATACATACGGTTGCGCATGTTCAGGATTTCCTGACCACCACTTCGTTGTTGCATAGTGATGTCACCAAAACTCTCCATCTCCCTCTTCTGAGGGACACCGAGGGGTATATCGAAATTATCATTTCGTATTTCTATAGGAGGAGCTTTGACTACCGGTTTTTCAGCCTCCTTCGCAGGGGGTGGAACAGACTTAGTACTCAAAATTCGGCCAGCATACACTAGACCGGCCACAGCCATTAGTGAAATGGGATCAGCCATTCTTACTTCTTACCGACATTTTTATTAACGTACCTTTGCTGAAAGAGACCGTTCTGAACTTCGGCACGAGTGCTCGCTGGTTCATATCGCATGGTACGGAGAGGAGTCTTACACTCCATGTTGGATAGTGGGAAGAGATTACGCTCATAGGTTTGGACGATATTCTTGTTGAAACGGGAAGTGGTTTGGGGACGGAGTTGGTCACTCGTGTCAATGTATTGGGCTGGTGAACCCTTACCAGCCATGTAGGGGGCAGTTCCATACAACATGGTATTGGGACGGCATCCACCACAGTTGAGAGTACTGGGCTGGGGGTACACAAAAATTTCATCAGTGGCCTTCACTGGTGGAATGGCACCTTTGTTTTGAACTCTAGAAAGACCCGGCTGAAGCTGATACGCCATTTATTATTACATAAGAATATTAATCTAACTATATGTTCCGCCACCCCCTCGGACACTTCCACCACCAAAACCACGGCCAATATTTCCATCTGAACTCAATCCGGAAAATGCCTCGAGCTGAACACCCCGAGCATTGGGGT